CAAAAGATCCTAGGATAAAAAACAATTGGATCATATTAACGGTTAAAGCTCGATTAAGTGAACCAGAAGGTGCTGGTAGTTGTATAGATATTTTCGTAAATGGTACTAGAAATAAACATTTAGTTGCCGACACGATTACTTCGTTACCTGTTATTGCTAACACAACATGGTTGAATAGTTACATTAATTTTGGAAATAATGGATCATCTGGTTCTCCTGGTACTAGAGGTGGTAACAATCAAATAGCTGCTGGATTAATTATAGAAGATTGGGTTAATGAATCGCAACAATTACGGTTAGAAAACTTTTTTAGAGAATATTATGGACATCAATTTTAATCCAGACACACAGGAATTAATATTTAAATCAATATATACTGCCAGCATGAATTTAATTTCTATATATAAAGGTACTATAGTACCAGCTTATGTTATAGATCCCGCAACATGCACTCAAGAAGAAATGCAACATTATTGGGCTGAAGGTCTAACTCATTTGTTTGACGTTGTAGATAAACCGGTTTGATTTTTCAAATAATTTTATTACTATATAATATACATTTAATATTAAGAAAGTTATGACACAAAAATTAGACAAAGAACATGTAGAAGCAATTCGAGAGTTACAAGAAAAGTTTAACACAAATGCCCGTTATTTAGGTAGTCTTACTATCGAACAAGAAATGGTTAATGCCCAACAACGAGTATTAGAAGACAACAAAACGGCATTAATGGATGAATTTAAAAAACTCCGTGATCAAGAAACGGAACTACTTGAAAAACTCAAAGAACGTTATGGGGATGGTCAAATAGATATCACAACTGGTACATTTACTCCAAATGCCTAGGTTAGGCTTTAGCACAATATATTTATTATAAATAAACAATCAAAGGAGTAATTTAATGGCAGAAAGAATTGTATCGCCAGGGGTATTTACGAACGAAGTAGATCAATCGTTTTTACCGGCAGCAGTTGGTCAGATAGGTGCGGCGATTGTAGGACCAACAGTAAAAGGACCTGCACTTGTACCTACAAAAGTTTCATCATTTTCGGAATTTCAACAAATATTCGGATCATATACAGATGACTCATATGTACCATTCGCAGCTGCGGAATATTTAAGAAATGGAAATGTATTAACAGTAACTCGTCTTTTGTATGAAGATGGTTATTCACTACGTAATGGCGTATTAGCAGTTATTGCATCATCTGGTAGTGGAGCTGGACAAGTAAAAGTTGTAACACACGTTTTACATCCAACTCAACCTGTTAATTATGTAGATTCTACTACAAACGTATTTGAATCATCTTTAATTAATAATTATCAATCCGGAAGTTTTGAAATCAAAGTATCTGGATCATTTACTAGTGCAACTGTACCAGGATTTGGCGGTTCATACTTAGCAGGTAATGGTGCTTCAGTATCAGCATCTATTAATCCAAACTCAAATAGTTACATAACTAAAATATTCGGAAAATCACCAAAATCTGTAGATTATCCGGTTTATGTGCAGTATGAAAATTCTTCTGCAACATCATTGTTCAATAATCTAGGAAATGTTTCTGTAGAATTAGCAATTATATATGATTATGCATTTGTACAAGATTATAAATCTGCATCTACACCATGGATCACTTCTCAGAAACTTGGAAGTGTTACTAAAGACTTATTTAAGATTCATTCATTGTCACATGGATTATCTACAAACTATGATGTTAAGGTTGGTATTCGAGATATTAAAACATCAGCAGAAGTAACAGATCCAAACGGATATGCTCAATTTACAGTAGAAGTACGTCGCATTAACAATGCAAATATTGTGAATTCTCCATATTCATCTGCAGACACTGATCAGACACCAGAAATTGTAGAAACGTTTAGCAATGTAAACTTAGATCCAGATTCACCTAATTATATTGCAAAAAGAATTGGAGATCGTTATCAAACAGTATCTGATGATGGTGTATTAACAGTTAACGGCGATTATCCTAACATATCTAAATACATTCGTGTACAAGTAAAAGAAGCGGTATCATCTAAAACTAATGAAAAATCATTGATTCCATTCGGATTCCGTGCACCTAATACACCGGTACCGGTTGCATCAGGGTCTATACATTTAAAAGCAGCAACATATAAAACATCACAAGTTGTTAATTCATATAGTTCTGCAAATTATTTAGGATTTGATTATACCTCAGCAAATAACATGGTATATCTTGCACCATTACCAGATGCGGCAGTATTAACAACTGGTAGCAATGCAGATTTCTATTTAGGAGATGTATCACAAGATGCTCAAGCAGGTTTCCCGTCAGCAACAAGTGCATATTCAGGAAGTTTAGAAACAGCATTAACTGCAGGTAGTTCGACATTTACAACTAATGTTGCATTAGCTACTAGAAAATTCATGCTTCCAATGCAAGGCGGATTTGATGGAGCTCGTCCTAATTTACCAAAATTCTCAGGAAACAACATAACTGCAGAAAATACATTTGGATTTAAATGTGATAGCAGCACAGCAACAGGTACTAAAGCATATAACAAAGCATTCTCATTGTTAAGCAACACTGATTACTATGATTTTAACATGTTGATTACTCCTGGTATTTTGCAAAGTTTACATTCATCTGTAACATCAATTGCAAGAAATTTATGTACCGGCAGACAAGATGCTTTCTATGTGATGGATTCAAATCCATTAACGGCTACAATAGCAGACGTTGTTACTACTACAACTACTATCGATAATAATTATACTGCAACATATTGGCCTTGGGTTAGAATATTAAACACAAGTAAAAATGTACCAGTATGGGTACCACCGAGTGTAGTTGTGCCAGGAGCATTAGCATTCAATGATTCAGTTTCAGCACCATGGTATGCGCCAGCTGGTTTGAATCGTGGAGGATTGACATCTGTATCTGATACATATGTACCATTATCACAAGCACAACGCAACACATTGTATGAAGCTCGTATTAACCCTATTGCAAACTTCCCTAACGACGGAATTGTGATTTGGGGTCAAAAGACATTACAAGGTAGACCGAGTGCATTAGATCGTGTAAATGTTCGCCGTTTACTTATCGCGGTTAAGAAATTTATTGCATCGTCAACCCGCTATTTAGTATTCGATCAAAATACCGTAGAAACAAGAGCTAGATTTACCAGCATTGTGAATCCGTATTTAGAATCAGTAAGAGCTCAGCAAGGTTTATTTGCTTTCCGAGTTATTATGGATCAAACAAACAATACACCGGATATTATTGATCAGAATATTCTATACGGACAAATATTCTTGCAACCGACTCGTACGGCTGAATTTATTATATTAGATTTTAATATTCAACCAACCGGAGCAGCGTTCCCGGAATAGTAAATTTATTTTCTAGATAAAGGCAGGACATAGTTCTGCCTTTTTTACGTTGTTGATATTTATAAGAAAATAATAAGGAAAATACGATGGCATTAAATGATCAAGTTAATTCAGCGTTAACAGATTTTGGTGATGAGAATAATTACTGGCAAGCAGCATATAAATGGGAACCGAAAAAATCCAATCAGTTTGTTATGATTGTAGATGGAATTCCATCATATTTAATCAAAGCGGCTGCTAAGCCTACAATTAATAACAACGAAATTGCATTAGATCACATTAACGTTAAACGTTATGTTAAAGGTAAATCTGAATGGAATGCTATTAGCGTAACATTATATGATGCAATTGTTCCATCCGGAGCACAAGCAGTAATGGAATGGATACGTTTACATCACGAATCAGCAACTGGTCGTAACGGATATTCTTCATTCTATAAAAAGGAAATTAAATTGCATCAATTATCTCCACTCGGAGAAGTTATTGAAGAATGGCTTTTGAAAGGTGCATTCATTGTGGATTCAAATTTTGGAACACTAGGATGGGATACTGATGAGGTAATGCAAATTGAATTAAACATCAGATACGATTGGGCATTCTTAAGTTACTAATCGATATTATAACATTGTTATGGGAGTCAAATGGCTCCCATTTTTTGTGTTCTTTATATTTATAATAAAGTTATAAATTAAAAAAAGGAATCATATATGACCAAAGTTACCGACCGTTTAGAATCACAAAATCTTATCAATCTAGCACGTCAAAACTATGAAAAACAACAACGCACAAAAGTACCTGGATATGTTGTTCCATTGCCGAGTGCCGGATTGATTTACCCAGAATCATCTCCACTACGAGAAGGTGTAGTTGAAATGCGATATATGACTGCATATGATGAGGATATATTAACTAATTCTACATATATTTCAAACGGCATTATGCTTAACAAGTTAATAGAATCACTATTAATAACACCAAATGTTGTAGCAGACGATTTATCAAATGCAGATTTAGAGGCACTAGTAGTTTATGCTAGAATACATGCATACGGAAAAGAAATTTCAGTATCCTTAACAGATCCAAAAACATCTAAACCGATTGAACGTACTGTAGATTTGAGTAAATTAACATCATTGCCATTTGATTTACAATCCGATGAAAACGGTGAATTTGAATTTATTACAAGCACCAAAGATGTTTTAAAATTCAAATACATCAACGTTAAAGAATCAAAAACCATTGATCCGGAACATGCATTATCAGATTTTTTAAAGAAATCCATACAGTCAGTTAACGGTAATACAGATCGCAACCACATCGATGAATTTGTTAAATTTAATTTTTTAGCTGCAGATGCTCGTGCATTTAGAAAATACATACTAGATAACATGCATGGTTTAGATTATAACATGGAATTCGAAGGTGAAGATGGGAGCACCTTCAAATCTAGGTTTCAACTTGGATCAAACTTTTTTTGGTTTTAATCCAAAACAACGAGTACAATTTCACGAACAACTTTTTGATTTATTGTGGTATGGAGAAGGTCGCTGGAGTTGGGATGATATATACAATCTACCAATTCATATACGGCGTCTGTGGATTACTAAAATTAATAAAAAGAATACTCCGGACAACACAGATGAAGCAACTATAAAAGCTCGGGCTAAGCAACAAGCAAAGTCATAAAAACTGTTTACTGAATATTTATATTTAAAAGGAATCCTTTGAATACCGAATCACATATATTACTAAAAAAATTACGATCTAAACCTAGACAAGGGATACAAGGCCTTGCTGGTGACTCGGCTGGACTGTCTTCTTTACTTAACTTAATTCAATCTGCTGGCGGTGACCTAGCCGCATTCGAAGGCTATTGGAACAACATACAAAATGCAATATCAGGCGCCGATGCCGAAAGCGCACAACTCAGTATGGGCCTAGGTAAACTAGTCGGAATGCATGAGAAATTAAACACGGCATTAGAAAAAGTATCACAAAATATGACGTTTCTAGAAATTAGAAACTCTACTTTAAATAAAGCTTTCGGTGTATCTGGTAACAAAGCTCAACAATATGCAGAATCGATTCGTAAATTAGGAACTACATTTGGATATGGTGATGAGGATTTATTAGAATATACAGCACAATTAAAAGAATTGACAGGTGGATTTATTCGTAGCTCAAAAGGTAGCGTTGATTTTAAAAACAAGTTAATCCTGGGACAGGCATACATGCAAAAAAACATGAAGTTAACTGAAGAACAAGCTATATCTTTTGAACAATATGCTAATGGAATGAACAATGCCGGCGTCGATTATGCTGAAGCAATGCAAGGGTTATCTAAAAAAATTGCCGATGCGGCCGGAATGGATGCTACACAAGCTCAACGAGACATAATGATTGAGATTAGTGCATTAACTAGCGATGTGCAATTACAATACAGCAGAATGCCTGGTAATTTAGAATTAGCAGTACTTAAAGCAAAGGCTTTAGGATTATCAATGGAGAATTTAAAATCTGCCGGCGATAGTTTACTAGATATCGAATCATCAATTGGTAATGAATTAGAATATCAACTATTAACAGGTCGTCGATTATTAGTAGATGGTAATAAAAGTTTAACTAATGAATACCGAATGGCTGCA